TCTCGGTCTCGGCTGGGACGAGTTCGAGGTCGCCTCCATAAACATGGACATCATCACCAACGAGAGGAACGACAACCGGGGCGGGTACACGCCGGCCGTGATAGTCAACCCGTTCCAGACCGCAGACGACGAACGGATCGTCGAGACGAAAAACCAAAATGACGAAATCGACTACGTCGCGACGGACTCGGTTGACAAGGAGGAGGCGATCACGAGGGGAAGCACGGCGGTCGGCGTCAAGGGCGGGGAGAGGGCGATAGTGCAGTACACGCTCGTGTTCGACGACACCGTGCAACAAAAGAGATGGTACGACTTCATCAGGTACCTGAGGAACGACCCCGCATACGTCGGCGATACCACGGCATCCAAGCTGATCGACTTCATAAACACGAACGCGGAGTTCTGATGCCGCGCAAGCGCCTCTACCTTGACATGACCTGCGTGGACGCGGCGAGAAAGAGGATCAGGCACGTCTACGACACGTTCGACACGGTCTGCGTGCAGTTCTCCGGGGGCAAGGACTCGACGGCCGTGCTCCACCTCGCCAAGGAGTTGCACGAGGAGCGCGGTCTCGGCCCCGTCAGGGCGATATTCAGGGACGAGGAGATGGTCAGTCCGATGGTCATAGATTTCGTGGAGAAGGTCAGGAACTACGACTGGGTGGAGATGGAGTGGTACTGCCTCTCCGTCGGGGTTGAGGTGTGGTCGATGGGCAAGAGAACGACCGAGATGACCTGGTCCGGGTTGAGGGAGAAGGAGGGTCGTCTCGTCAGGCCGATGCCGAAATTCGCCATAAACGCGGAATCGTTCGGGCTGAGCAGGGACAAGGACATGGGGGACACCGACTATTGGACCATGCAGGGCAAGAAGGGGAGGACGGCCTTCCTGACGGGCGTGAGGGCGAACGAATCCATGGTCAGGTACAGGTCCCTCGTCCAGAAGCTTCACGAGAACTACATCGTCGCACCGTACAAGGCGCCCAGGAACCTCCCGATGAGGTTTGCGAAGATAATCTACGACTGGACGAGCGACGACGTGCTCAGGTTCGTCGCCGAGGAGCACGGCGCGGAGTACTGCGAGTACTACGACGTCGCCGCGATGACCGGATCGAACACGAGGGTCGGCATACCCCTGTACTGCGTGGCGGCGAGGAGGATGGGCGATCTCATGGTCACCGAACCATTCTTCTTCGACCAGCTGCAGAGGGTTTGGCCGATGATCGACGCCCAGCGGAGGCTGTGGGCCGACTACGACGTCGAGAAGCTGATCATGGGCTACGCCCGCTACGGTTGGGACGGGGTGAAGGCATGCATAGACGATCACATGATGAGCGAGTCGGACCGTCACTACGCAAAGGCGTTCTGCGCGAAGTTCAGGATGAAGATGCGAAACGACCCGAAGAGCTACCCGATCCACTGGTTGATCCGGACATTGTTGCTGAACGAGTTCACCGCCGCCTCCCCGACGCCGATGGGACCGGGCACGAAAGCCTTCGGAATAGCGAAGAGGGAGAACGCGGAGGAGAGCGATGAGTGAGGGTCGGCACGAGAAGCTGGAACCGAGCGTCCTGAGGAGCGCCCCGTGGCGCACCACCTACATAGTCAAACCCGATTTGAGCCTGCTGGCCACCTCGCTGCACAGGTACGGGTGGATCTTCCCGATCGTCGCATGCGGCAAGGCCGAGGACGGGGGGCTTCTGGTGGTCGACGGTCACGAGAGGCTCGCGCTCGCAAGTGCGACGCCGCAACTCATGATCGAGGGTCGCTTCGTCCCCGTCGTCGTTTTCCCGAACCTGTCCGAGACCGAGGCAATGATCATGCACGTCACCCTGAACAGGGCGAGGGGCCAGGTCATGAACGCAAGGCTCTCGCACGTGGTCAGGACCATAATCAAGTCGGGCGCCCACAGCAGGGAATCCCTGATGCTGACCCTCGGCATGACCACCGACGAGTTCCAGGTCCTGCTGGACGGGTCGCTGGTCAAAATGAGGAAGGTCGCCGAGCACTCGTACTCCAAGGCGTGGATCCCGATAGAGGCGAGTCACGACGAGAGGGCACAGTTCGAGAGGCCACCGAACCCAGACAGGTAGCCGTTCCGACCGAGAGGTCTCTCTTGCTGTAAAATTTGCGTAACCCAACAACTGGAGAGCGCAATGCCCCCTAAGAAAACCAAGGCTGTCGAGCTCAGCCCTTCGTCACCGATGGCTCAAGCGAGGCTCGCGGCGGAGCTAAGGCGAGTGCTGGCCGAGCAGCGGGCGCAGGGAACCATTCTTCCGTCCACGCTTCCGCCAGTGGCGCTCCCCCCAATCAGGGCAAACGAAACGACGGCCTCGGCAATCAACAGGGCGGTGGAAGCCTCAATCCCGCCGGCGACGACCCCGGCAGAGCAAACCGCCCGCCCCGGACTGATACGAAGGGCGATCAGGGCCGTCACGAACAGATTCGCCGAAGCATTGCGCAACGCCGGTTCGAGGAACCGAAGGAGACGGGGCGACGACGACGCCAGGGAGTAAAAAACGGACATGATCGTAACGGTCGCCGAATTGAAAACCTTCATGGACATCAGCCTGACGAACAGGCAGACGGACGCAGCGGAGATGATCCTCGAGGGCCTGCAGGGCGAGCTTGAGGCATACCTGGGTCGCCCCGTGTCCGTGGACGACTTCGTGGAGGACCACGTCACCTCGTCGTACGAGTTCGGCGTTCCGAGCGATTCGGGGTACATGTACGACAGGAGTCTCGACACGACGGGCGATCCGATCCGTCACATGATCAGGGGTCCGATAATGATCGCCCTCCGCAACTCCCCCGTCGCCGCGGTGACGCGCGTCAGCATCCGCAGCTCGTCGATGCCACCCAGGAACCTGGCCGAGGCGATGCGCAGGGACGCGACCGTCACCGGTGCATCGGTCAGCGGGGCGAACGTCGTCTACACCGCGGACAACGACTTCGTGGTCGGCCAGTACCTCAGGATCCACGGGGCGAGCCCGGGCAATTTCAACCTGCAGAACAAGCAGATACTCTCCGTCACCGACACGACGTTCACCGTCGCGCACGACGTCGCCGGGCAGACCTACGCCAGCGGCGGGTCGGTCGAGGCGACAGGCTCCGACTACAAGGTCCTCCCGTGGGGTCTCGAGGTGTACGCCGCCTTCCCGAACGACGTGCTCACGGTCGAGTACTCGGGCGGTCTCGACGGGTCGCAGCTAAAGGTCCTGAAGCTCATGATCCTGAGGGCGGCGACGAGGGAGATGCAGAACATGCACGACGACACCGTGGGCGTGAAGGACCTTACGACGCGCGGGGTGTCAACCCTTGAGACCGGATTCCTCGAGAAGGAACTGCTGGCGCTCAAGAGCTTCAGGCGCAGGAGGATCGCCAAGTAATGGTCGACGAATTGTTTCCGCGGAGGAAGCAAATAAAGAGGACTCGCAAGAGCACCGGGGACAAGGTGAGGGAGGCCGCCCCGATTGACACGACCGGCCGCGACTTCGTCCGGACCTCCGGGGTCAGGGGCAAGGGGGTCAGCCTCGGCATAGACGTCAAGGTGAACCACAAGAGCTACGCGAAGACGGTCAAGTCAATAAGGATGCTCGAGAAGAGAATCCACAAGATGGGCGACGATCGCACCAGCAGCTCCAACCCGACGCTCACGCACTTCGCCGGCGTCTACACCATGATGGCCAAGATGTACGGGCGCGCGCAGGTTTGCGTTCCGCCCACGATCACGATCATAAAGCCGCAGGTGGCGCTGATGTTCGCCGAGAACTTCCTGAGCAACGGTCTCCCATCTGGCGGCTGGGCGCCATTGAGCCCGGCCTACGGCGCGTGGAAGGCGCTGAGATACCCGGGCAAACCCACAATGCAGGCGACCGGTCGGCTCTTCGAGAGCCTGACGACAGGGCTGAGCACGGACAAGATAACGGACGACTCCGTTGAGTTCGGCAACAAGGTCAGGTACTCGACGTGGCACCAGTACGGAACGACGAAGATGCCGATGCGTAGGCTGGTCTTTGAGCGGCCCGGCTTCGCGAAGGCGGTCGGCAGCGTGTTCGCCAAGTACGTCGCCAATCACGGCGTGAGCGGTCTGGAACTGAGATGACGGAGACGCTCGCTTTTGAGGCGATGTACGGACCGCAGTTCGCGAAACAGTTCGTCAACGACTACCTGAAAGTGGAGATTCCGAGGAGACTCATCAAGTACAGGAACTACTGGGGGGCCTCCAACGACGAGATGCCGGACCCCGCCGAGTACCTGGACTACGAACCGGCGACGATGGACGTCTGGCCGATGGTAATCACCGTCTCGTTGTCCGGTCGCGGATTCACGAGGGTCGGTCACATGAGGTACGGCGACCCCGAGTACGAGGTGTCCTACAACATGAGGACCTACGTGTGGGCCAGGACGGAGGGGGAGAAGTCCGTCACGGTGATGAGGGACAGGCTCATCGTCGTGGTCCGCTCCGCCCTCATGGATCATCCGTGCCTGAAAAGGAGGAATCCGGAGAGGCAGGCGGTGATTGACGAGTCGACGATCAGCGAGGAGTACTCAGAACTGACGCTGCTGAAGGGCGACCGTTACCTCGCCGGAGCCTACGTCGGTTACGAGCTGAAAATAGAGGAGCCCATAGTCCGGGAGAAGATCGCGGACTACGTCGGCACGGACCTAGGGGTGGAAAGTGTAAAATTGACCGACGGCATCCCCGACCCGGAGGACTAAATGGAAAAATTCATCTTGATCTCAGGATCAGACGGCCCAGACCAGACAGACATTCCATCGTCACACGTGGTGGTTCGCAACGTCACTTCGATCACGGTCAGAGTCACCGATGACGGGCACCGGCTCAACCCCGGGGAGCAGGCGTACGTCCAGAAAAACTCCAAGGCGCTCGAGAGGGCCGTGTCCAGGGGCAACGTGGCCGTCCTGGACGGAGGTATCAAATCAGAGCAGGCCGAGAAGAAGCAGAAAAAGAAGGCCGACCCAAAAGACAAAGCTTCGGCAGGGGATACTGCTGCCCGCGCGGATTCTGAGACCAGCGAGGTCGCCCAGCAGGAGCAACCCGCCGATCCAGCTCCGCAAACCGCACCCGAACACAACGAGACTACCGAGAAAAATGACTAATTCAAAAACGTGTAGTTTGAAAAGCAGTCGGAATGCTATCATTCCTATTGAGCAAAACCCCCACAACGGAGGATCGTAAATGCCTGGAATAGTCTTATCGACGTCGGTGGTAACCGGCCCGTCGTCACTCACCGTTTCGCCGACATCCACCCTATTCGTCGCCGGGGTAACGACCCGCGGACCGGAGGGGAAGGCATTTCTCGTCCAGAGTCTCGCCGAATTCGAGGACATCTACGGCGGTTACACCGCAACGGGGTACGTCCACCAAACCCTCCAGACCTTCTTTGAGGAAGGTGGCTCCAGGGCTTATGTGTCGAGGGCAATCGGCACTGGCGCGGCCGCGGCGACGGCAAACTTGAACAACGCCGCCGCGACGCCCGCGGCCGTCCTCGCCCTCACCGCATCTGGCGAGGGAGAATGGGCGAACACACAGCTCAAGGCCGAGGTGACGCAACCGACGGCCGGCTCCACCTTCAGGATCAGAATCCTCCTGGACGACGTGGTCGTCTACTCGACCCCGGTGCTCACGAACCAATCCGACGCCGTTGAGGAAATCAACAACAGCGAAGTCGCCTCACTGTACGTGACGGCTGCTGCCGGCGCCGGCACGGGAATTCCAGCCGTGGCGGCCAGTGTTTCGTTCTCGGGCGGCTTGGCCGGCGCGGCCCCGACCGACGCGCAGGTGGCATCGGCGCTCGACTACTTCGTGAGGACGCTCGGCACGGGCTCCGTTTGCACCCCCGGGGTCTACGGCGAGGACACGTGGGAAGCGCTCATGGAGCACGCCGCCGAGAACTCGAGGATAGCTATCCTCGGCTTCGACAGGGACGAAGACATCGACGACGTGATCGATACGGCCGGGGACCTCGCCGGACACACTGGCGCGGAGTTCTCCGCCTGGTACTACCCGTGGATCAAGGTCGAGAGGAACGGCCTGATGCTCTCCAGCCCGTGCGAGGGTTACGTCGCCGGCAAGAGAGCCAAGCTGCACAACGAGAAAGGTCCGTGGACGGCTTACGCAGGCATCTCCACGAACGCCGACTTCGCCAAGGGCACCTTCGCGACTCTCACCAACGCCGACGCGAACGCCCTGAACGACGGTTACGTGAACCCGATCAGGGTCATCAACGGAGACATCAGGATCTACGGAGCGAGGTCCGCGTCCTCGGACACGGACAACTACAGGTTCATCACGGCCAAGGAACTGGTCAACTACGTCATCTCGCAGGCGGAGGCAAGGCTCGAACGGCTCGTCTTCAGCGTCATAGACGGCAGGGGGACGCTGTTCGGGGAGGTCAAGGCGACGCTGGTCGGAATCCTCGAGCCACTTTCTCAGGCTGGAGCCCTCTACCCGAGCTACACGGATAGCGGAAAATTGATCGACCCTGGATACAAGGTGACGGTCAACGAACAACTCAACCCGGTGACACAGCTGGCGACCGGCACGGTCAAGGCTCGCGTCGGATTGAGGGTCTCGTCGCTCGGTGAAACGATTGAGGTCGAGATCAGCAAGTCAAACCTTACCGCATCTCTGGCCTAATCGGAGGAAAAAAACATGGCAAAGTACACCCAACGGCAAATTCTGGCTAAGATCCAGCCGAGCAACACGCCGTCACCCTTCCCCGACATGGGCGAGTTCTTCGCCCAGGTCTCTGGCGGCGAAATCACGGCCGCGGTGGAGAAGATCTACGTCGGCGGGGAGAAGTTCCCGGAACTGCTCTGCGCCCCGTCCGAGGTCGGCGACGTCACGGTAACCCGTCACTACTCCGACGCGGACAGGCCCCAGCTCAACGTCCTCAGGCAGCACGTGGGCAGGGCCATCTACGACATCACCATCTACTACGCCAACTGCGACGTCGCC